AAGTTTTGGAAGAAAGCGACCAATCGCCTGAAGTCATGGCCGCCAAGCAGCAGATTGAGGCTTTATCGCAAGAACTCAACCGCGTCTCTGACATTATGGAGAATATCCAAGATAGCGCAGAACAGCAGAAAATCGCCATCGACAGGTACAAGGCTGAAGTGCAGGCTTACGAAGCCGAAACCAAGCGCATCTCTGCGGTACAAAACAGCATGACACCTGAGCAAATTCAGGATATTGTCATGGGTACGATTGCAGGCGCGCTGGATACAGGCGACTTGATCGGCGGTTCACCTGAAATGCGCGAAGTACCGCAGATGGAAGAACAGATGCCTGAAGCCCCAGAGATGGGTGAGCAGCCTGAGATGCCGATGGAAATGCCAGAACAAGCCCCTGAAGGAATGATGTAATGAGTTGCGCTGATTTTATAGGTACACTGTTTCTCGCGCGCGATGTGGCTCACTCGACGCACCTGAACACGCGCAGCTTTTCCAAGCACTCCGCTTTGAACGAGTTTTACGACGAAGTCATTGAATTAGCTGACAAATTTGCCGAAGCGTACCAAGGAAAATATGGCCTAATCGGTCCTATTTCGCTCATGTCAGCTAAGAAGACTAACAACATTGTCGAGTTTCTTGAAGGTCAGGTAGACGAACTTGAGGAAATGCGGTATAAAGTCGTCGATAAGGAGTGTACCCCACTCCAAAACATTATCGACGAGATTTTTGGCCTGTATTACAGCACGCTGTATAAACTGAAATTTCTCGCATAAGGACGCGCTATGGAACTCTTAAACCCACTAAGCAAAGCTGATTATCCTGCATACAGCGTGGCGTATACCGGCACTGCTGGCAATACGTCCGCGTGGCCTGCCGGCGCGCAAGGCGTTGTTGTCTGGTCCGATCAGGCTTGTTACGTCGAAGTCGGCGTTGGTGCCGTCGCTACGACCGCCAGCACGCCAATCCCGCCATTTACGCCAATTCCTTTTGTGCTGACTGTCAACACGAACGGCGCTCCTTGGCGCGTGAGCGCCATTCAGGTGTCCACAGGTGGTACGGTGTACGCCAAGCCGATCAACCGGAATTAATATATGGGGTTTGGTGGCGCCCTTCGTAACGGTATTGCGCTCGGTTTGGGCAGCATTATCTCGTTTTTTTCTGGCTATGGTCCGGATCAAGCGCAGGGCAACCTCGAAACCGAAAACGGAGACAACCTCGTCCAAGAGGACGGCGGATTGTTGCTGCTGGAGTAATTTGATGTCAGTAAACCCCTCACCCATCGGCGGCTTCGCAGCGCAGTTCTTCGACAATAACGGCGTTATCTTGTCGGGCGGCAAGATTTATACCTATGCAGCCGGCACAACCACGCCGCAGGCGTCCTACACCAGCGCGTCTGGCGTTACGCCGCACGCAAACCCTATCATATTGGATAGCGCAGGACGCGTACCGGGCGGTGAGATTTGGCTGACTGACGGTCTGGTCTATAAGTTTGTCATCGAGACAGCCACAGGTATCCTGCTCGGCACTTACGACAACATCACTGGCGTCAACTCAAACTTCGTCAATTACACGATCCAAGAAGAAGTCATCACGGCCACTGCCGGCCAGACTGTGTTCAACCTTTCGACAATTAACTACACGCCCGGCACGAACTCGCTGACCGTCTACATCGACGGCGTGAACCAGTATGTTGGCGACAGCTATCTTGAAACGGACAGCAACACCGTGACGTTTACGTCTGGCGTACATGTCGGCGGCGAAGTGAAGTTTACCACAGCAATCCAGACCACTACTGGCGCTGTAGACGCATCCATTGTAACATATAACCCGCCGTTTACTGGTGGCGTGGCTACCAACGTCGAAGATAAGTTGGCTCAATATGTTTCAATCAAGGACTTCGGTGCTGTCGGCGACGGCGTAACAAACGACACGGCGGCTATTCAAGCTGCTTTGAATAGTGGTAAGCACGGCATTTACGTTCCTGAAGGAACATATTTGTTTTCTGCGTTGACAGTAAATCAAAACACTCGCGTTTACGGCGCAAGCACGCGTACTTCAATTTTGAAGCATACGGGTGCGGGTGTAGCTATAACTTGCGTTCATTCAGGCGCTATCGAACCAGACGGCAACGCTGCGTACATTGAGGGCGGCTGGTTTATTTTTGAAGACCTAGAGTTGCTGGTCAATGGAACAGTTGGCTTTGACGTAGGCAATACGCGTTCCAGCTATAGCAACTGGGAGCGCGTTTTTATTCGTCATCGTCAAGATGGCGGAACTTATTTTGCTGGTTCTGTCGCTATTAAATGCGACAATAACCCTGCGGGGCCAACAGACGCGACGTTTGTCGAAAAACTAGATAAGGTTTTTATCCGTGGCTTTGAAACTGGCGTTTTGCTTAACGCAACTGTTAACGCATGGGAACTTAACCGCGTATGGATGATAGAGGTTAAGGACCAAATCTCAATCAATTCAATGACCGGCCTTAACGTCATCGGATGCTATTTTGAAAGCGGGTTAGCTGGCGCACGCGGAATTGTATTCGGCGCAAATGGCGGCAACGCAGTTACGCTTGTTGGATCGACAATCGAACTTACCAATTTAGGCGCAACGCAATACGCTTATGATTTTACGGCTGGCGGAACTTGGGAGCAAATAACCGCTGTATCAGTAAAATATCTTATTGCTGGCGATGGCAACGGTGTAAATGTAAAACGCATTAACGGAACCGCACCTGACACGTTTATTGAACTTAATCGGTCTTATGCCAGCGTCACATACGGCACGGTTCCAATGCTTTGGGGGCCGGGCGTTGACGCAGCTACACCATTCCAGCTTCCCAACACAATCAGGTCTGGCGGGTTTCAGCAGGGCCAAGGAAAAATATTGCTTGGGCGCAATGATGGCGACTCTTCTGACTTTGCGCTTGCATATGACGCATCGTCAAACTGGAGCCTTACGAACAGCAACAATGTTAAATGGCTAACAGGTTCAGGTTCTCCGCAGAGCGTTGTTACTGCCGCTCCCGGCTCATTATATACAAACACTCAAGGCGGCGCGACAGTTACTCTTTGGGTAAAAGAAAGCGGCACAGGAAATACCGGCTGGGTCCAGAAGTAATAAAGGATAGATCATGGCAGACAAAAAAATCTCAGCGTTAACCGCAGCTACAACACCTTTAGCGGGTACTGAAGTTCTGCCTATCGTGCAGAGCGGATCAACAGTTAAAGTTTCTATTGCTGACGTAACCGCAGGACGAACAGTCAATGCGGCTAATTTGGTTTTAAGCGGCGACGCAGCTATTGGAACTTCTATCACAGCTGGAATAAAGCTAGGTTTACGCGGGGCGCAAACAAGCACGGTAATAGGCTGCGATAACGGCGTAAACACGGGTTTTGTAGTAAAATTTTCGCCGAGCTTAACTGACATTGGTAACGATTTTGCACAACCACTGGGATTTTTGGTTAATAATGCTCAGCAGGCAAAATTAGAATCAAACGGAAATTTTACTGCTAACTTGGGCAACGTCGTAATCGGCACTGCTGGCAAAGGCATCGACTTCAGCGCAAACACCAACGCGCCGGGCATGACCAGCGAATTACTGAACTGGTATGAGCAAGGCACATGGACGCCTTCAGACGGATCAGGCGCAGGACTTTCCCTGACAGTAGCCAACGCAACATACACACGAATTGGTCGATTGGTGACGGCAAACTTCGCAATAACATACCCTGCAACAGCAAGCGCATCTACTTGCAGAATAGGTGGGTTACCATTTACGTCATCCGCTGTGGGGTTTTCACACCCTATGCTAGTATCTACTTGCCAAACAGGTATTTGCAAAAGTGGGCTTGTCGATACAAGTGCGACGACGTTTTTACTTTTAGACACCACCGCAACCGCTTTAACAAACGTGCAGATGTCAGGTTTATTTTTGCGCGGCACCGTAATTTACGAGGTTTAATATGACGCTTACTAAAGCAACTTACTCAATGATTGACGGCGCAGCGTATAACGTCCTTGATTTCGGTGCCGATCCTACAGGCGTTGCATCTTCTGTTGCGGCATTTAATGCTGCGCTGGCAAATGGCGGCACAGTATATGTGCCTACTGGCGTGTATAAATTAAATTCACGGGTGAACATCAGCGTTGATAACACAACGCTTTGGCTTGCCGCAGACGTTACACTAAACCTTTCTGGCGTACCCGCAACACAATCGCCTTTTGGTAACCAAATCCATGTGTTTGCAGATAACTGCGCCGTGATCGGCAGCGGCCCGTCTAGCCTGTTGCAAATCACTGGTGGCAGCCAAGCTAATGCTGTCGGCATATTGCATCATTATGGTTTGACTGTCCGCGACCTCACCATTGATGGCGATAAAGCTGGCGGTTCTGCGATTGCCGACGATACGTTTATGTCTGGCGTTTCTGTCGTTGCAACCGCCGCTGGCGGCGCAACACAAGATGCTAAAGCAACTGTTGACAACTGCATAATCCGTAACTTTTTACAATATGGCGTTAATATCTACGGCGAATGGGCTTCAGGTACTAAAGTTGTAAACTGTACAATATACGACAACGGCAAAACTGGAGATGCGCTTTCTGTCGGATCGGGGATTGTCGTAACTCGCGGCGTGTCCAGAATTACAATCGCCAATAACACAGTTACAAACAATAAGTTTATGGGATTGTTTTTTTCGTCTGCTGGCGTCGATAGCATAGATTGGACGGTAACAGGAAATATCTGTTCGGATAATGGCGACAACGGTATAGGTTTTTCGGAAATTGCCGCTTATGCGTCTGTTGCTGGCGTCGGCATGAAAAATATAGCCTTAGCCGGAAACACCTGCTGTGATAACGGCAGATCAGGAATTGAACTTTTGGTAGATACGGTTGGCTATCTCAAGCAATTTAGCATTACCGGGAATGTTTGTAACGACAATACGCTAAATGGCATTGGCCTTGTTACGTCTAATACCACACCTAACATTGTGTCGGATGTTGTGCTTTCTGGAAATCAAGCGAAAAACAACGCTGCGGGCAACGAGTCAGCAAGTGCATTTGCTGAAAATGTGCAGGGGCTTGCGCGTGCATTTACGCCTGTATTGCGTGGAACTACCACAGCGGGGACTGGAACTTACACTTCGCAGCTTGGCACATATGTGCGCGTAGGGCCGCTAGTTAGTTTCCAACTGCTTTTGGATTGGTCGGCGCACACCGGCACGGGCAACATGGAAATTACCGGATTCCCGTTTGCGGCTAAAACAGGCGAACCCATTTCCGATTTTTGGGTCTTTGCCAGCGCCATTACAATTACAGGTCAAGCAACCTTCGGCCTTTCAAGCGCACAAACTTTCGGCGCCGTCGGCGCTGTTAACAACGGCGCGTACTCAGCGTTGGCTATGGATGCTGCCGGATTACTGCGTATTACAGGGTCGTACTTAGTAAATACGTAACAAGATTGCCAGACTGCATCAAATGATGTAGTCTAGCCACCAACCGTACTGATGCGGCTCATCAGGAACTCTTTAAGGGTTAAACATGGACGATAATGTCTTTACCGAAGCGGATGCCTCCGCGCCAGAACTCGAAGCCACGGCAGCAATCGAGCCTGTAGAAAACACGACGCCGGAAGAGCAGTCTGCTGAGCAGGAAGCACCCAAGACCTTCACACAAGAAGACTTGGACGCCATTGTAGGCAAACGACTCGCAAGAGAGCAGCGTAAATGGGAACGCGAACAGGCTCAAAGAGCAGAGGAAATGCAGGCACGGCAGCAGCCGATCCACGACATTACCCCTGATCAATTTGAGACTTACGAGGATTACGCAGAGGTTTTGGCCGAACGTAAAGCCGAAGAACTGCTGGCACGCCGTGAAAAGGACAGCCAGCAACGTGCAATGCTAGAGTCTTATCACGAACGTGAAGAGGCAGCGCGGGACAAGTATGATGACTTTGAACAAGTCGCATACAACCCCAACCTTCCAATCACCGACGCGATGGCACTAGCAATACAAGCGTCCGATATTGGTCCCGACGTGATTTATCACTTAGGGCTTAACCAAAAAGACGCCCAGCGTATCTCGCGTATGGACCCCATTTTGCAAGCTAGGGAAATTGGTATAATCGAGGCGAGGCTTACAGCCGAACCTACGTTTAAAAAAACCTCTAACGCCCCGGCACCGATTGCACCTGTCACTGCCCGCACCGCTGGTGCGCCAACATTTGATACGACAGACCCACGGGCGGTAAAGTCCATGAGTACGTCAGATTGGATTGAGGCAGAACGGCTACGGCAGATCAAGAAGTACGAGGCACAACGCAACCGATAATTTAGGATTATTTCCATGAGTAACTCGATTTTAACCATCGACATGATCACGCGCAAGGCGCTTGAGATTCTCGAAAACAACCTTGTTCTTACACGTAACGTAAACCGCCAGTACGACGACAGCTTCGCTGTTGAAGGTGCTAAAATTGGCTCAACCCTGCGTATCCGTCTTCCAGACCGCGCACTTGTAACTGATGGCGCAGCCCTTCAGGTACAGGACGACAACGAGCAGTTCACAACTCTGACCGTTGCCAACCAGAAGCACATCGGCGTCAACTTCACCACTGCTGAATTGACCATGCAGTTGGACGACTTCGCAGAGCGTGTTCTGAAGCCACGTATCTCGCAGCTTGCTTCGAGCATCGACGCTGACGTTGCAAATGCGTATGCAACCATCGGTAACACTGTCGGCACGCCCGGCACTACGCCAGCTACTTCGGCTGTTCTTCTTGCTGCACAGCAGAAGCTGAACGAAAATGCTGCCGTGATGTCGCCACGTTATGCCACCGTCAACCCAGCCGCAAACGCTGGTTTGGTCGAAGGCATGAAGGGTCTATTCAACCCAACCGACACGATCAGCAAGCAGTTCAAGAACGGCATGATGGGTACTGGCGTACTTGGTTTCGACGAAATCAATATGTCGCAGTCCATCAAGCAGTTCACTTGCGGTACGCGTACTGCAACTGGCGGCACGACTTCGGCTGCTGTCACTGCTGAAGGTGCAACCACCATCGCCATCACTGGCGCTGGTGCCAGCACTACTGTCAAGGCCGGCGACGTGTTCACTGTAGCTGATTGCTATGCAGTCAACCCACAGACTCGTGAAAGCACTGGTTCGTTCTTCCAGTTCGTTGCGTTGGCTGATGTCACACTCAACGGTTCAGGCGCTGGTAACATCACTGTTGCACCGATCTATTCGGCTGCTCACGCACTTGCTACCGTCAATGCTCTGCCAGCTACCAGCAAGGCAGTTGTGTTCGTCGGTGCTTCGGGCGGTCAGTACGCTCAGAACCTTGTATACCACAAGGACGCTATCACCTTCGCAACAGCCGACCTTCTGCTCCCACAGGGCGTAGATATGGCTTCGCGTCAGGTACACAACGGCATCTCGCTCCGCGTTGTTCGTCAGTACGACATCAACAACGACCGTATGCCTTGCCGTATTGACGTTCTGTATGGCTACAGCACAATCCGTCCGCAGATGGCCGTCCGGATGTGGGGTTAATCTAATAACGGCCCCCGGTTCGCTGGGGGCCACATTTTTTTTGAAGGATTTTTACAATGGCTATTCTACCTAATGGCGCCGGCGGTTACCAAGTTGGTGACGGCAATCTTGGCGAAGCTACACTTTCAATCTCTAACATCCCTACCGCGTATACCGCAGCAGCAACACTAACCACTGCCGAATTGGCTGGTGGCCTTGTTGTCTACACTTCGTCTAGCACGGCAGACCTTACACTCCCTACGGTCGCCGTTCTTAACGCTGACCTTAGCAGCGCAAAAGTAAACTCATCGTTTGATGTTGCTTTGGTTGCTACCAGCACTGGCGTACCTACTATCGTAGTTGGTACAGGCTGGACGTTGGTTGGATCAGGCGCAGGCGTTGCTTCTAAGAGCGTATTGTTCCGCGCTGTTAAAACTGGCGCTGAAACGTACAATCTGTACCGCATCGCTGGCTAATAGGTTTGCCCCGGCTTTAAGTCGGGGCATCCTTTTCAGGAGAAAATCAATGCCTAACAATAAACCTATTGGTGTTGCATACC